TGTATTCATACGCCATTTCTATGAGAGCATCTTCGCCGTTAGCTGAAGAGCCGATAAATATTCTAATTGGGTCGTTCATATCATGTGCCGCTCAATGTTTATTTTATTATAACTTTACTGCGCTCGGAAGTAAAGTTATTTATTATAATCTTCTTTGAGTAGCTTCAGATGCTTACCGTTGATTCTACAACCGATAAATTCATTATAGAACTCATCTCGCAGCAACACATCATTGACGAACTGCTCGCGCGCTTCAAAATATGAGCATTCGCCCTTAGTTCTGGCGAGGTGTAATATTTCTCGCTTGAACTCATTGCCCTGTTCGACCAACAGTTTGACCTGTTCGCTTGAACCATAGTATTGCTTCCAATCAGACTGAACCTTCGTCTTTACCCTGCGCTTTCGGGTCTTAGTTATCGGCAGAGTCTTCGGGCGCCAAAAGAACTTCTTCCCGATGTATGACATTCCAGTCTCTACTTCAGTCAGCTTATAGCAAAAGCCGGCCCAGTTTTCTAGGTCGGCTTCTTCAGGTTCAAACAGTTCACCCTTGTACGTCCAAGGATTCGCATATTCAGTCGACATCAAAATCCAAATCGTCAAGTTCTTCTAGAAGTTCGTCCATCTCGTCATATTCTTCTACGATATTGGAAACGTCGACACCAGAGCCGCAATATGGGCAATAAACCGGCAATTCTTCTACAGCGTCATCCCCTACAATATTGATAATTGTGTAATCAGAATTACAATCATCACAAACCAGTTCGTACGTTATTTCTTGCATGTCTATATCCTTAGTCTGTATACGCTTTATCCCAACCACCAGTCAATCCGGCAACTTCATACTCCGTAACACGGTTCTCGAAGAAGTTAGTGTGGTCAGCACCGTTTAATACCCACTCCAACCACGGCAATGGATTTTCCTTTACCTTGAAATTGGTTCTCAGCCCCAGCTGCAACAATCTTCTATCAGTTATATAGCGAATATATTGTTTTACCTCAGCAGCGTCGAGTCCTTCAACCTCCCCCATCTTATAAGCAAGGTCAATAAACTTGTCTTCCAACTTGACAGCTTGTCTTGCTATCTCATATATATCTTTTTTAAATTCTTCGTCAACAATGCGGGGATGTTCGGCGCAGAATGCTTTGAATAGTTTTGAGTTGCCTTCAACATGGATAGACTCGTCGCGGATGCTCCACTCAACGACCTTGCCCATTCCTTTCATCTTACCGAACCGTTGAAAGTTCAACAGCATAACGAATGATGCGAATAGAGCTACGCCTTCGTTCATAACAGACTTAGCTAATGACAACCCAAGGCCGCGCATAGTTGTAGTGTCAGATTTCATCATGTAGTCGATCTTATCTGCCATCTCGGAGTATTCAAGGAATGCGTGATACTCGCTGTCGGGCAGGCCAAGCGTCTCGTTCAACAAAGCATAGGCTCGCTGGTGTATGCCCTCTCTAGCAGCAAAAGAACCAAGCATATTACGAACTTCATTGTTCTTGAACTTGGGAACAAACTGGTCGTAGTAGTTTTGGCCAACAGCCACGTCACTCTGCGTAAACAACCGCAGCACATTGGTGATGTATTCCTTTTCTACCTTAGTAATTTTACCACCTTTCCAGTCGGTAACATCTTCAGACAAGTCGATCTCGTCTTCGATCCAATGAGCCTTCTCGTGGCGTGTAGTAATATCTACAGCCCAAGGATAATGAAACGGTTTGTATGTTTCTGAGAATTCCAACAACCCGCCAGATTTCTTAACTAGTGTATCGGCGACTCTCATTAGATCATCATAAGTTCCGATGTGTTTGCCGTCGATGAAGATCTGCGGCACCGAACGAGCGCCAGGAATCTTCTGGTAGAAGGCCAGTCGCTGTTCCTCGTCGTCAAGCGTCATCTCAGTGTACGCATAGCCATGAGATTTGAACCAAAACTTCGCCTTCTCGCAAAAGGGGCAATTACTCTTACTGTATATTACTACGTCCATTTGTTATCCTTGGATTAAATGTTGTTCGATGATGTTATCCTCAGCCTTCGCAAGCACGACAGCCGGATTGGGTGTCATCATCATCGGAAGAAGGTGCGTCTGAAAATTCTGCTAATCTGTCACGCGCAACCTTAGCGCCAACATTCTCAGCCTTGTTTGATGTTTCTGTTCTTAAGTAGTATAACCCCTTTGTGCCATAAAGCCAAGCATTAAAATGCACTTTATGTAGATAGGATTTGGTCGCACCAGCAGGGAAAAATATATTCAACGATTGCCCCTGACATAGGTACTTCTGTCGGTCACCAGCCTGCTCGACAATAACGTTTTGATCGAGTTCAATAGCAGTCTTGAAGACCGCCTTGATATGCGCAGATAAAAACTCAAGGTGCTGTACAGATCCGCCACCAGTAATGATAGAAGACCAGACCTCAGGAGTATTTTTATCAACAGCATTTAGTTCTTCTTCGAGATACCTATTTTTAGTCAAATGCGAGCCAGCACGGGTGCGTGAGGTAAATGCGTTCGCTTTCCATGGCTCGATAGAAGGAGAAGTCCCGCCAATCAACGAGCTATTGGCATTGGGCGCGATAGCCAATAAATGGGCATTTCGTCGTCCTGAGGACGCCAGATCAGGCGCTGCGCCTCTTTCACTGCCAAGCACTAGCGTTTCCCTATCCGCATCTTCTCTAATTTTCTTAAAGATCTCTATGTTTACTTGTTTGGCTTCTTCTGACTCGAACGCAATTCGATGCTTCTGCAGATACGCATGATAACCCATTGCTCCGAGCCCAAGACTACGCTCGCGCATAGCGGAATATCTTGCCCGCGAGATTTCATCTCCCGCATGGTCAATGAAGAACTGCAGGACGTTGTCAAGAAAGCGAATAAGGTCAGGGACGAGATTAGTGTTTTTCCACTCATCATACTTCTCCAGATTTAACGAAGAAAGACAACAAACAGCACTGCGCTCCTCATTAGTAGCTAGGTGAATCTCGTTACATAGATTTGAGCCGTTGATTTTGAGACCAAGATCCTTTTGTTCCTGAGGTAACGCACGGTTGGCCGTGTCAATAAAGTTCAGGTATGGCTCGCCAGTACGGTATCGAGTCTCGAGTAACAGTTCCCACAATTTGCGAGCGCGCATCGTATCTCGAACGTCATCATTATTTGGGTCTTTAAGATCCCAATCAGCATTATCCTTTACTGCGTTCATGAATTCGTCAGTGAGATTAACAGCGTGATGCAGGTTCAAACATTTTCGATTGACATCACCAGTAGGAATACGCATATTAACGAATTCAATAATATCTGGATGAGAGATGTCCATGTATGCAGCATAGGATCCTTTTCGTGTCTTGCCTTGACGATAAGCAGTCATATCGCTGTCTACTGTATGTAGGAAAGGCATTGGCCCAGGAGCAACATCAGATACAGAACGAATATCAGACCAATGTCCACCAACACCACCACCTTTAACAGACAACCAGCGTAGTTCTGAACTGTGCGCAATCAATCCTTCCAATGTGTCCGGAACATACGTCAAAAAGCAAGAGATAGGTAAAGACTTCACCTTTTCCCCTTTAAGGGGGGCATTAGAAAGTATTGGCGACGAGAACATAAACCAACCTTTAGAGACCGCGTCATATATTCTTTGTGCCAATTTCATGTCACCCGCGCAATATGCTACTGCTGCTCTGGCGAATGCTTTTTGGGGGGATTCTTCATCTTTCCTGCAATAATAATCTTTTAACAGTTTGACCGCCTGTTCAGTCATTTCCAAATCGCGGTCATAATCTACTCGCACACCTAAGTGTTTGCTCGATATTCTGAACATATCCTCGCCTTATTTTATAATTCTTTTGTTATAGTTAGATTTTCGAGTACCCAGTTTTCAGCTAGATCTTCCGCATCCCAATACGAGGCAAGGAGCCTCGCTTCACGTATGCCATTATTATATAGCTCAACAGTATATGTGTTATCACTATTCCTGAAAACTTTAGAGCATTTTTTGTTATCTTCGCATAAATGTTCGCTAATAATCATACCTTACTCCACTCGCTCAATTTAGCTTTTGCAGCTAAACCTTTGAACGTGTTAGTACTTATAATCTCTTTAATTTCGGAGGCGGTCTTTCCACTCATTATCATATCGTTTATGTCCTTTTCTTTAATATTATTTGGGAAAATTGTAACCGAATGGTTTCCGTCTATAGTCTTTTTCACACGATTGACGATTTCCCGACTACGAGGTTCATTATCATATACAAATATAAACTCAGCTGTGATATTACCAAGACCACTCACATCTGCGCCAGCCATGGCTATAGCATTGTCGATAAACATACTGTCGATTGGCCCTTCAACAACATATACAGGCTTTCTATAATCAACAGTATCAAGCCCAAATATCTTAGGCGATTCAGGGTCTAACATTATGGTTATGTATTTTAAGTCTGACTTGCCGAGAGACCTACCCTGAAAGCCGATCAAGTTCTCGTCCTTATCAATAAAAGGTATGATTATTCTCGACTCGTCAAACTTAATATTAGGAAACTTCCCTGGCTCGCACAAGTTTGCAAACTCATAAAACTTTGGCGCGTAGAATAATTTATAATGGTACTTGGTAGGAATTCCGCGAGATAGAATGTATTTTCTAGCCCTATGGTCTATAGGAAGCTGAGATATCTTCTTCAGTTGACCAAGCGGAGTCTTCAGGTAGTTAGCTTTCTTCTTGAGCCGAAATTCAGTCTTGGTTTTGGTGGGTTCAGCAAGGTTACGGTCGCCGTCCTTAAAC